GACATTGCTCCTTGTGTAGGATGACCTAGCAGTGATAATGGGACACGGAATATTCTTGCAATATCTTCTACATTGAAGCGTCTGACCTCAATGAGTTGTGCGTCAGATGCGTTTAGTGATAGTGGTTTAAATGCTGCACCACCAGAAAGAATACCAACTTTACCAGACATGTATGGTCCAGAGTGTGATTCTTGCCAGTTACGAGCAATGTCTCCTGCTTGTTCTGCGTTTAATTCTCCTGCAACTTCAATAACTCCACCAGGATTTGATGCGTTACCAAAGTATGAGGCTGCATATGTATCAGAAGCCTGTGCAATACCAACAGACATACGGCAAGCACCAATTGGGCTTAAGCCATAGTGTGATCCTGGCATTCTAAATAGTGGAATGTGTAGAACTTCATTACTTGTTAAAATTTGATCGTAAATGCCATTCTCTATATCTTTAATTCTATAGACAAGTGGCTCACCTGGAATAGGTCTTTCAATTCTTACTTCATTAGGGTTTAGTACATATAGTTCTGTTACTTCATTATTATCATCTCGTACCGTCAAAATAAATGCGTTACCATGTAGATGCATAGAAGTAATTACTTGCTCAATAAATTCTAGTCTTGTTGATTCTGGGTTTGGCTTATTTACCCATGCTGGAGTCTCTCCATAAACTGTTGTGTATGAAAGACGATTGCGTCCTCTGCGTACATAAGCACCCATTGGCAATGAAGAAATAGTATCTCCAAGTAGTCTTACGCAAGAATAAACGGTAGATGTACGAATAGCAGACTCTGTATCAACATATGTACCTGTATTGGCTACACCAAATAATGGACGAGGAGGAATCAGAGGAAGTATATACTGACTGTTCATATCTCTGGCTTCTTCAGAAGCCTTTAGTCTTTTGGATAGACTCATTTGATTACCCTTTTCCCTTAGTTAATTTTACCATGTGCTTATTGCTACTCGCTTCCAAGTATTGGCTGCTATGCAGATATATATGTAGTCATTATCATATGTGATTGTTCCTACGGTTCCCGTTGCTGCTGCAGTTGCTGGAGTCTTTGTAGTTAGTTGCAAATCACCATAAATTCGTACAGATCCAAGATTTCCACCAGCAGAGTCAAACTTACCCTTGATTAAAGGTGTTGATGTAGTGCTGTTAGAGATATATAGATTATCATCGCCTGTCTCATTTATACCTGAGTTATATCCAATAAATAGGTTACGAGAACCAGTCTGATTGTTCTGACCTGCTTTAAATCCAAGTGCTGTATTTTGAATACCTGTGGTTACAGTTGCAATAGGGATACTAAATCCACCACCAGTTAATAATCCTGCAGGGGCTGAGGTAGTATCAATAGTAAGAGTTGCTCCTACTACCATTCCAATTCCAGCACCAACTAAAGTGCAAACTGTTACAACTCCACCAGCAACTGTTATGTCTGCTGTTGGAAGTATATACCAAGATCCATTATCAGGCTGTAAGGCTACTGCAGGATAAAATCCATCAGTATATCCAGAACCTGCAGTAATTGATCCAAAAGTAGCAACAATGGATGTTGTATCTCTTAGTGCTTCTCTACCAATTGCTGTTTGTCCAGTACCTATAACAATTGATCTTAATGACTGAGATCCCATTGCAGTATTTTGTATAGCAGTTCTACTTGAGAACATAGTAGACTGTCCATTAGCCACATTACCATTACCAGTTATGTGGTTTTGCATTGAGTTTCCACCAATTGCATTGTTACCAATAGGAGTAGTTGCATTAGTTAATGCTTGATCACCAATAGCAATATTTACGGAACCTGTTGTTAATAATCTAAGTGCTTGAGAACCTATAGCAACATTTGCTGAAGCAGTTGTACCTGTAAATAAAGTCTCATCTCCAATAGCAATATTTTGATTACCACTTGTATTTGCAACAAGTGCTTTAAATCCAAGAGCAGTGTTATTTTGTCCTACAACATTAGCCCTCAGTGCTTGGAATCCTAATGCTGTATTTTCAATACCAGTATTACTTTGTAATGCTTGATATCCAATTGCAGTAGTTTGACTTGCACTATTATTTAATAATGTCTGGTATCCAAGGCCAACATTCTGTGAACCAGTATTACTGTTTCTTTGTGCTTGATATCCTACTACTGTATTTCCTGTCCCGTTTGTATTTATCTGTAAAGCACCTCTACCAAGTGCTGTATTTCCTTGACTAGTTGTTACAGTTGATACTAATATGCTAAATCCTGATCCCGTCAATAATCCAGCAGGAGCAGTGCCTGCAAATAAAGCAAGACTATCTCCAGCAACAATTCCAGATCCAGCATTATCAATAGAAACTCCTGTAACTACGCCACCTGCAACTGTTATGGTAAATGTTGGGCCATAGCCACTATATGGTCTTTGAGGATATAGGTCAACACCACCATAAACTCCATTTGTGTATCCTGATCCAGCAGTAATTGCTCCAAGTGTTGCAACACCCGTTCCAGTAAATTGTGCAGCACCTTGACCAAGGGATGCACTGTCTGAGCCTGAACCTAATGCTCCACCTGCACCAGCACCAACTGCAGTATTTGAAACACCAGTAACAAGTCCTACCATTGCATTACTACCAATAGCAACACCAGCAGCAGTTGTTACAGAGTTACCTGCAAAGGCTCCTATATAGGTTCCTCCATTGGAAGTTGTAGCATATTGTAAAGCAGCACTTCCAATAGCCACATTATTAGCAGCAGTTGTAGAAGTAAATAAAGCATTGTTTCCAATTGCAATGTTATCGTTTCCAGTAATATTATTATTAAGAGTAAACCCACCAAGAGCAACATTTCGTGTTCCAGTAGTATTATCAAATAGTGCTGCAACTCCTACTGCTGTATTATCACTTGCTGTTGTGGCTGATTGAAGTGCACCAGATCCCATAGCAATATTGTTACTACCAGTAGTATTAGTGAAAAGAGTAGACTGTCCAATACCAACATTGTTACTACCACTAGTGTTATTTGCAAGAGAAGTTGCACCAAAAGCAGTATTTGAATTACCAGTTGTGTTATCTTGTAAAGCAGATTGTCCAACAGCAGCATTGCTGCTACCTGATGTATTATATTCAAGTGCATTGCTTCCAATAGCAAGGTTTCCACCTGCTGTTGTAGAAGTTGCTAATGTTCTAAAGCCTATTGCAAGATTTGAATCACCAGTTGTATTATTTTGAAGAGCATAACTGCCAATACCAAGATTGTAATCACCACTAGTATTATCTTCAAGAACTGATTGACCAATACCAACATTTTCTGTTCCAGTACTATTTTGATTTAAAACATTGTAACCAATAGCGACAAGTCCACTGTTTGTTGTATTGTCTTCTAAAGTATTATTTCCAATAGCAATATTGTTAGAACCAGTAGTGTTTAAGTTAAGTGAATAACCACCAATTGCAATATTTCCTGTACCTGTTGTGCTATTTTGAAGTGCTAATCCACCTATAGCAGTATTGTCACTGCCTGTTGTATTATCTTCTAATGCTTGAGAACCAATAGCAACATTGTTATTTCCTGTTGTATTTGCATTTAAAGCATTGTTTCCAACTGCAAGAATTCTTATTCCAGTAGTGTTGGCTGTTGCAGCATTTTGACCTATAGCAATGTTTCCATTTTCAGTATTATCATTAAGTGCACCATAACCAATAGCAATATTTGCTCCACCAGTTAAATTATTTGTTAAAGCCTCTGCTCCAATAGCAACATTTGCTGCTCCAGTAGTATTTTCTTTAAGTGCTGATACTCCAACAGCAGTATTTGAATTACCTGATGTATTGTTTTCAAGGGCATAATTACCAATAGCAAGGTTATTAGCACCTGTATTAAGTCGTAATGATCTATAACCAATACCAAGAACATCGTCTGCAGTATTGTTATTAAGTGCTTGACCACCTATAGCAATGGCTCTATTTATTGCAGTTCCGCCTGATGGATACCCAGACATTGCTGATATACCAACAAGAACATTGTCATTACCAGTTATATTAGAACTTCCTGCAAATGTTCCAATAGAAAGGTTTTGCTCACCTGTAGTATTATCTCTACCTGCTTCTTGTCCTATTGCAGTATTGTTGCTACCAGTTGTTGTGTATCTTAATGCTCTTGGGCCAATTGCAGTGTTTTGTAGACCTGTTGTAGTTGAGGCCATAGTTTCACTACTGCCAATAGCAAGATTGTTTTGATCTGCTAAGCCTTTACCAATATAAATTGATCCAGTACTTGCTGAGCCTTCTACAATTAATTGTGTGGCTATTGTTGGATCAGTATTCATCACAAATGTATCACCTGTACCTGTTTGTGAGTTAATACTTGATGTATTACCAATTGAACGAATAGGTCCTGCTGTTAAGTCTGTTCCTCCAGGTCCCGTCGCTCCTGTGACACCTGTAACACCAGTTACACCTGTTGGACCTGTAGGTCCAGTATCTCCAGTAACACCTGTTGGTCCTGTAGGACCAGTATCACCTGTGACACCAGTTGCACCTGTATCTCCAGTGACTCCAGTAGGCCCTGTAGGGCCTGTGTCACCAGTTACACCAGTTGGGCCTGTGGGCCCAGTATCTCCAGTAACACCTGTTGGTCCTGTAGGACCAGTTGCTCCTGTAACACCTTTTTCAGCAAAAAGTTCCCATTCAGTAGGATCGTTTGCAGGATCAGTGTAAACATTTGTTGTAGTTACAATACTTACATAAGTATTACCATCAACTGTACTTACAGCAACAGTATCTTTTACATAACTTGATGATACCCATAATCCAATAAAGTTTAATGTTGTGCCTGTGGCACCAGTGGCACCAGTAGGACCTGTATCACCAGTTACACCTGTAGGACCAGTATCACCAGTCATTCCAGTAGAACCAGTAGGTCCTGTATCACCAGTGACTCCTGTTGGACCTGTTGGTCCAGTGTCACCTGTAACACCTGTGGGTCCTGTAGGACCAGTATCTCCAGTAACTCCTGTAGGACCTGTATCGCCAGTTACGCCAGTAGGACCTGTAGGTCCTGTCTCGCCTGTAACTCCAGTAGGTCCAGTATCACCTGTAACTCCTGTAGGCCCAGTATCTCCTGT